GCGTTCACGCTTTTCCTTTGCCTTGTCAGACTTCTTGCGGCGGACGATGGAGGGATTGTTATCCATTTGTAAGGAAGGAGAAAATAGGAAGTGAATAAGGAAGGGCAATAATACCCATCAAAACCCAACGATCCATCAATTTTTTCATCCGCACAGCCGCCCAAACCGGTCTAAATATACAGTTAACTTTACAATCAGCGATGGATCCGCCCAAACCACAGTATAAACTTGCGGTAGGAGCAATATTCAAAAACGAGGGTCACTGTCTGAAAGAATGGATTGAACACTATTTATCGGTGGGTGCCGAGCATTTCTATCTTATCAATGACCAAAGCACCGATAATTACGCCGACATACTTAAGCCTTACATAGAAAACAACGTAGTGACCCTTAATTCGCCAGTCTGGTCACAATACTATGGGCGCCAACATGATATGTATAATACATACGTACTTCCCTTCCTAAAACAGACAGAATGGCTCCTAATGGTCGATCTTGATGAATTTATGTGGTCCCCTGTTGCGAACCATTTATATGACGTTCTATCAACAACACATAACATAGGGCAAATACAAGTCGAACATACACTGTTCGGATCTAGCGGTTATAAGATACAGCCGCCATCAATTGTAGACTATTTTATACGAAGAGCGAAGGACTCACCGACACAGACTCCAGGTCTACGTAAATATTTTGTGAAATCCTCCTACGAGTTTTCAAGCCTAAATGTTCATCACGCCACGTTTGTCGATAAAGAGCACGAAAAAAATAATTTTATTGTGCTGAGCGAACAGTACTTTGTATTGAATCATTACAACTGTCAATCAGAGGAGTTTTGGCGCAATGTGAAGTGTACGCGCGGCGATGTAAATGAGTATAAAACACGCACAATGGACGATTTCACAGCCCTGGATCAAAATGATGTCGAGGATACACGGCTTCGCGACCGGGCGCCGCGCGCGCCAGCGCACCCTGACTACCCCCTGAGGCACCAAAATTAGCACCGTAAATCACGTAAAAAGTTTGACTGGGTATCATTATTATTAGTATCAATTTCGACCGCAACCGGATCAGGCGACCGCCGCCCCGCCGGCACGCATTTGGACAATAAAGTGGTCGTGTGACTGCTGCCAGGTGGGCTTACGACGCCCGTGCCAGTCGGCGCGTTCCATAGCGTCGGCGAATATATCGGCGAACGCCGCCGTGATCTCGGCATCACGAGCGGCGGCGGACTTGGAGGAAGAAGAACCCATTCTGCGAAGAAGGAGGGAGGATAAAAGGTGAAGAAGGACACAATAGCGTATATGATACGCCGCTGTGTTTCAATTTTTTTCTAGCCCAGCCAGCCCCGCAACAACAACCATATCTATTTGTTAGAAATCCCAGGTCAACGTCGCAGCTTTCGAGTACGACTGCGCGCAGATCCAGCACCGCCGGCAGGTTTCATAAGCGCATTAATATTCTCTATACGACGGTCAATCTCCGCTGAGTCCTTGAGCGTCCGCAACTTCTGTTGTTCGGCTTTGAGTGCCGGCAAAGAAAGGACTGGCACGCCGTCCAATATATTAATACGGTCCGCTGCTTTCCACTGCTCGGTAAGACTGATTTGGGTCTCTGTTTCGTCGTATTCGTAAAACGGCACAGTCACTTCAACAAGTTTAATCTCAGGGCTTGTTTTGGTATAGAGTTGGAGAACAGTAACGTTTTTGGGTTTCTCTAACGTCCTCAAAATACGTAAGTTTAATACATTTTTACTGGGTTTTGCTGCGAAACTCGCATAGGGAAAGTGATTTTCTCCGTCTGAATAAAACTTAGGTGCTGATTTATCAGGGACTGCTATGTGCTCTTGTGGTATCTTATCCTGTATAGCATATACAGGCTCCCGTTTCGTTGCATTGAAATACGCAAAGGACGCGAAGGGGATGCCGGCATTGTGGAGTTTTGTAATCACTTCTGCGTTGAAGAGAGGATCGTCTAATGCGTCAGCTAGACGATTTATAATAATATTTAACATATACGACCGCCCACTATAAAAGCGGGGTTTAGGTAGTCCAGGATTAATGAGAAGCGTTGTATCATAATCTGATGTATGATTTGTTACAGATAGGTGTGCCATTTTTTTATACATATGAATCGCGGCACTTCCTTTGAGATAGAAACGTGCATTTGGATTGTCTGTGCGAATAAATAAGTCGTAGAGAAGTTGATAGATATATCTATGGTCTAGCATTTCCCAGAATCGTGTGACAGGTGGCGAGCGGCTATAGGGAGTAAATCCTGTTTTGGCGAGTGACGGTGTTGGTATACGTGGAGCATTTGAAAAACTTGGCGGCGACGCAGACGGTGGAAGAGGTAAAACAGACGGCGCCGGTGCTGGAGGTAAAGGAGGCGATACGGAGTTTGTTGGGGATACAGAGGACGGCAAAGATGATGGTGAGGGAGCGGGCGGTGAGGCTGAAGGTTTTTTCAGTGTTAACGGCGCACGTACAGGTGTCATCAGCTCAGGCGCACGCTTTTTCATAGAGGCGGCTAAGAGATCGCTTGACTTTTTTATAGCATTCTTTGCTACCTTTTTCTCAGCCGCAATACGGTTAGTTTCCGCCTTTGCTGCTGTAGCGGCTGCGGCTTTCTCTGCCGCTTCTGCGGCGGAAATACGATCCGCTTCTGCCTTTTCTGCCGCCTTGCGTGCCGCCTTCTCCTCGCGTTTTCGCTTCTCCTTTTCGGCTTTTCCTGCGGCGATTGTTTTCGCCTCTTCCTCCTCCTTCAATAGCGCTTGTCTTGCCTGTTCCGCGGCTGCTGTTGCCGCTAACAAACGCTCTGCCTCCATACGCTCTGCTTCTGCCTTCGCAGCATTCGCAGCATTCTTTTTTGCCTTTATATGTGCTGCCCATTTTTCTTCTTCCAATCGTTTTATTTCAGAATTTTCGGCTATTTCTTCATTGAGTGTCTTTAAAAAATCATTCAAACGTGTTGCAACTTCAAAATATCTTGTCGCATCTTTTTTTGCCTGTGTTCTAATCTCTTCCGTCTCCCCCTTTTCAGCCTGATGTTCGGCGCTTGCTTTTAATAAATTTGTAATATGTTGCTCTTGACGTGCTAGAATATACAAAGCTCGCCAAGTGTTCTCCACATTCATCTCGTCAACCGCTACAAATTGTATAAGAAACGTAATACTTCCGCGATATGTAGCTGATTCTAACAAACGAGGATCTATTGTTAATGAGCTAGATAGAACATCTAGACAAATATTACGCCGTCGGAAAAATTCACGCACAATATCCAATAAATACATAAACTTTTGTCCTATCTGTTCAACGGCTCGTTCAGAATATTCACCACGGCGCGTTAATTCTTCACCAATCAGCAAGATCATAAGATGCATAAGCAAATCGTGTGTATACAGAGTTGTCTGGTCGAGTACCATAATTTTTATTAAGACTCCTAAAAACGGCTCGTAGCGTTCTATAGATGGAAAAACAGGGTCAAACATATTTTTATGCTTACTGTACCAAATAACTTTTTCAGGATCTTCTAAATCCATTACAAATCTATTTATGTTTCTACCAAGAAAAAGTATCTCTTTGAGATATTTATGTAAATCTGTAACTAGATGAGCATATTTGCGAAATACAGCTTCAGCGGTTTGTAATAGTTCAATCCTATTACGCACGAGATTTGCCGACAATGTGTCTCGCACTAATGGCGATAATGGCGTCGGCGGCAAAGGCGGTGGCAGCGGCGGCTCAGACATCTTTAATCCCTAATTTATCTTCATAAAATAGAATGGGAGATATCTTCCAATTTAGCCCACAGAGTCTCATAGCGTGGATGGCGGCGTATGCGGTCTTAGAGCCAGCGAGTTTTTATATTATTCCGAAGGTGGTCAAGGGGCAAACAACGCAGGAATATTACTCGAAGTTTCCCTTCGCCATCGTCGCATTTGGTGATTTTATATACTCTACGTTTTTGCTCTTAATCGCCCAGCAGGTTATCGCCCTGGTTTTCAAGCAAGCCCCGCCGAAGTCGGCGGTCCAGTGGCTCCTGCGTTTCGCTACCTTTACAGCGGTCCAATGGACGGGAGACCTTACATACTTCAAACTCATCAGCCAACTCAAGCCGACCACGAAGTATATTGACTTCTTCCAGCGGTACGGCAAAGAGGCGACTCTGGGAGCCCCGATAGGTGATACAGTCTATGGGCTCGCCTGGTTTATCCTAGCACAACTTGCCCTCTCCTATGCCCCCCTCTGGAGCCAAATCACTGCTATCACCTTATTCTTGTTCGGAACTCTAGTTGTATCATATTAACCCTTCCCCTGAAAAATTGAGTTCTTACCACAGTAGACATCAATAAAGCAAACTGTCATTCTATGGAGCTTTGTATAAGAAACTACCAACAGGGTCAATATTCCCTTTCCACACCAGATACTATAGAAGAATATACTGAGCCTATTACGAAGAAATGGCTACACGGGGATATTATTAATCCAGCCACGAAAGAACTTCAACATAGAGATATTAAAAAACATAAATCGATTGTGGGAATCATTGATTTCCTGAATCGCATTCGTATTGGTATGACGCCGAGAGGGGTTCCGCTCTATAATTTCCATCCATATGACCCTGCGTATCCACTAATGGTTGTAGCGTCTAAACTTAAGCCGACGACAAATATGGTAGCAATTGCGTCATTGGAGCACTGGATTGATAAACATCCGCGGGCTGGCGTTCAGCATGTCTTTGGACCGGTGGGTGACCAGCTGTCCGAAACTGCGGTGCTACGTATGGGTATCAGTATCCCTAAATCTCCTATAGAGCTCGATGAAGAGGATAATATGATAGCGAATCATATACGTCATCATAGTACCCAGTCATGGGATCTCGTCTTTAATATTGATCCGCCTGGCTGCGAGGATGTAGATGATGTGATGGGATGGAAGCGAACCCTCTCGGGCACTGAGTTCTTTATTGGCATTGTAGATATCGCAGCGTGGGTGCCTGAAGATTCATCGCTAGACCTAGAAGCTAAACAAGCAGTACAAACCCTGTACATAGATGGTAAGGCAGTCGAGCCGATGTTTCCCGCATACCTATCTACAAAAAAGGCGTCACTGCGTGCTGACGGTGTAAAACGCCCTATTATCGCTCTTGTATACCGTATTGAAGGTGATAAGATTATAGAAACTGAGTGGAGGCTTCTAAACGTAGTTGTCAGCGCCGCCTATACGTATGACTCTGTGTTAGATAATCCAGCCATTTCTGAAGTGCTCCCAGCTCTCTTGAGTATTATCACCGAGCAACCTCAGTCCGACGATCCTCACATATGGGTGGAGCAGGCGATGATTCTATACAACACAAAGGTCGCTGATGTGCTTAAACAGCGGCAAAAGGGCATTCTGCGCCGACATACTGGTACCCCCAATAGTGCCTATACCCTTCTCGCAGAGAAGACCAACCAGCGAGAGCTGGCATTTCTAGGTGCCTCCGCGGGTCAGTATATACCTGCCAGCGCCGCTGATACATCTCACGCCGGTCTTGGACTCAAAACCTATTGTCACGCCTCTTCCCCTCTTCGCCGTTACGCGGATGTCGTGAATCACCGCTGGCTGAAGCATCTTGTGTTCGGATTTCAGGAGCCTTATGCTGTTACAATAGCAGAGCATCTCAATCATCGGTCCAACACGATTAAACAGTTTGAGCGCCTTATTTGGTTTCTCCAGCATCTCAATCCAGATGGATCTATTACAACCACGCAAGGCATAGTTATCACGTATGATGAAGAGATGAAGACGGCAAAGGTGTATGTGCCTTCTTGGAAACGGACTGTAAGAGCAGCGCATACTACAGCACAAACGTATGAGCCCGGCACCCATGTGACAATTCGCGCGTTCTCTAATACAAAGGCAACTTCTATTCACCAGCGTGTGGTTTGTTCGATGAATTAAATCAAAGGAATAAATAAGGGATGCCTGTTAAACCACCTATAAACTTATCGATTAGTTTGCCGCCGCTGCCACCACCTTCGCATATAAATGTGGCTAGAGCAGCAGCGGCACGCGGTAATACCTTACAGCGGTTAGGCACAACAGGCAAGACGTCTGTCAAGGTTAGCGCGAATCAAAATTCAGCTGGAACACCAACAAGAGATTCAGTATCGATCGGCAATACTAGTTCTAGAAATAGGACTATGAATATAAATACAGCAAGTGCTCCAGCTCCTGGATCGGTGAGTAATATTAATTCTGGAACTGGAAGTATAAGTGTAGGAAATACTAGAAGTGTTAGTAATGCTAGACCGACTCTATCTATACCTCCGCTTTCCACACCCTTTCCACCACAATATTTAGATCCTTTATATACTCCACCGTCATTGAAAATGAAACGGGCGCCTAAAGGTGCGCTGGCAAATATACTTTTGCTGTCAAATTCGAACAGTAATTCGGAGAATTTAATCAATGCACGCGCTGTAACTAGATTAAACTTTAATCATAAAGATGATGATGAACTTACAAAAGCAATCGCAGAATTGATTTTTACGAATCCAGACGATGAATGGTCAGATGTAAATTTTTTTGTTCAAACTGATATTGATAAACAAGATAAAGAAAAGTCAAATGAATCTTACTTGCTTACGGGTGGAACTAGAGAAACTCCAGGACAGCAGGCACAAAGAAGAATTAATAAAAACGACGATTATGTGGTTAAGACATACAATAAGGCGTTAATAATATTAGATTCGTATAATATAAATCGTGATAAATTTGAATCAAGTAAGACAAGCAAACAGTGCCAACTGGCTGGATATGATATAAGAAATAATACAATACCTTGTTGGATATGTGGATATGGTACAAATTTATTTAAGAATCCTAGTCAACAATACATTCAAGAAGATGGTAAAATATTAACAATCTGTGATCCTAGCAGAAATCAATTTGAGTGTGAGCATATACTTCCTGCCGCATTAATGGCATTTTTAGACTACTTGGCAAATTTAACATATCCAGTTACAGATGTTGATATGATGAGGAGTCTTTACGATGGTT